GGCATTCTAGTTTTCTGTTCAATATATTTGGCTACTAGGCCACCTCTAGCACCGGGACGCGCCTTGAAATTAATAGGCCGCCTCAAAGGCCCGATGAACTTAGGTCTACGCAAAGGACCAATAAATGGTTTCTTTTTCTTTTTAAGAGCTTTTCTAACTCCACCTTTGCGCATAAGCAAATTAAGCTTAGCCAAAGCCAATTTCCCTTCTCCCTTTTTATTAGGCATATATTATATCGTCTGGGTCGTTTGACCACAATAACTGACAAAGTTCTAAACCAACTTGTGCACCAATATCTTTGGGTTGGCTCTCAAATTGAGGACAATATAACCTCATAATTTGAACATCAGTTTTATAGACGGTATGAACTAATTCCCATGAAAGCACATCCCCATCCTTACCAGATGGTTGTGCATGTAACATCTTAGCGTATTTTGGATGATTTTCCAAATAATTAATATACCTACTAAATAATAAATTAGACTCCAAATTATTAAAAGTATATATACGCATAGCACATGCTTTCAAATAGGACCATTTAATACTCTGGTGAGCTCGAGTCTTCCATATCATGGTGCTTACCGCTTTGTTATGATCAGGAAAAGGGATATATCTACCTCTAATTTGTCTCGTTTTCTGAGATAAAAATTGACGATCTAAAAGTAAACCATCTGATACAGCAGTTTCTTTCAATTGAATACCAAGAGATCGCCATACTTTAGAAATAGAGGTTGGATTAAACCATTTAAAAACAAGTTCTTCAACAGTCCCTAAAGAGTCATCACCACATAAAGCTAATTCAACAGCTTCCGAAAATTCAATATAGGTGGTATCGACCCCCTTAGGATTCAATTCCAACCATGCATAGACAAAAAGCATATAATGTATTATAGTATTTGTAACTATAGTCAGAAAAGACCCTGAAGGATTACCTTGATTCTTAACAAATAAGGAACCATCGGGACACAAAACGAGAGTCTGCCAAATCTCCCGAAACAAATTTGTGAAACGTATTCTGTTAGTAGGAGTTTTATCCTCTATATATACAAAACTCCACATAACTTCACAGAAACTTTCAATCATTTCACGGCTTAAGGTGGCATCCCAAGCGCTGACATCCATTTCAAAAGCATGAGGATGTTTAGATAGACGTTGAAATAACTGATCCCAAGCGCCTGAAAAAAAAGAACCTCCGACAAATGATGACGTCGAAGGCCAACTACGATAAAATTTTTCATTCATTTCACCAGTAGCCCCAATACCTGCTAAGGTATTATCACAATTAGATGCAAGATAAGCACGGAATTCATCTGCAACTATTTTGGAAACTTTACGCAGCTCTTTTTTACCTGATGCAACACAAAAAGATGTGGGTCGGTATTTTGGCTGACTAATACGTTCCAAATAGGCTCCATAGTTTTCCTTGCTAAATTGACCATCCTCATGTTTAAGATAATCTCGTTTCGTAGCAAAACCGGGTCGACCATTATAAGGTCTATTATAGGGGTATCCTGGTGATTTGGCAGGATTAACAAATTGTTTAACCACTTCAAAATCCCAATTAATTCTGGAATTATTCATACAACTAAAATGTTTAATAGCATATTGTTGAGCCATATTCCATTTAATTGGTTCTGGTGGTATTATGGGGTTACGATACCGCATGAGATTCTTCATAACGGAAGTTCCGGTGGGATAACCAAATCTCCAATCCGGAAATGAAGTATATATATCAATTCCGTTATAATAGTCACATAAAAATCGTTTAAAGTAACTATCTTCATTATAAGTGCCCTTAGTATCTGAAATTCTATAACCATCAACAAAAAGGGCGGGGCGGTATCCCCCATATCCTGCTTTAGACCACGTTGTGCTCCTTCTGCAAATCGTGAGCTTCCAGTGGTCAAGCGGAAGCTCACGCATGAAGGAGCTTACTGAAAACCCGCCACGGTAAGACCTTCATTGGCCTTACCGGGACCCCCATCTCCTGCGACATGAATCGCACAAACTTGATCACTATGAGTTATCAAGATAGGGGTGAAACACACTCCAACTGCAGTGGGTGCATCATACTGAATACGTAATGGAAAACCCTCGGGGTTAGTCGCGTTCTTTCTACCAATGGCTTTTGGTATATTAGTAACTTCACCAGCCATCGAAGAACTCATGCGACCACTACCACCTTTGTTAGGATCCGACCAATGAATAACTGTGCGAATTTGAGCACCCACATTAGGGACAGTTTTCGCAAACTTCAATCCTTTAATTTTCCCTTTGGTTAACTCAACACCACAGCTATAAGTCCAAATACGATTTTCAACACGAGGGTCAAAACCTTTAATTTCTTGAACTTTAGTATTCAAGGATCCATTACGTAGATACGTGCAATCAGGTAATGTAATAGTATAATCTTGCTCAGGAAAATAAAATGTTACGACCTTAGGTCGAACAGTTTCACAGTGATCTCCGAAGAAAATACAATCACCTCGAACAAAACCACCACTATACTCATCATTATCCCAGTTTACAATACAAACTGACTGATGTTGTGGTGTTTTAGTAACACGCATCTTTTGCTGCCCCATACTCTCTGATTCATAACCAGATTCAGATGAATCATCACGATCGGTGTAAACATATTCCGATTCTGTATCAGAATGAGACACCCTTTTCTTATGTGATTCTTTACCTTTTCTTTCAATAGGTTTATCACCACGCATAGGATGAAGAAAAGGACAATTAGCACGATTACAAGAGTTCGCCTTAAAACATCTCTTCTTTGCAAGGGCTTTCTTAACTTCCTCCAAATCATGAATACGTTTACAGTCTTTATCAG